GCTACCGCGTGGCGTATATCTCGACGGCGAAAAAGCAGGGGAAGTCCACCCTGCTCGCAGGCATCGGCCTCTATCTGCTCGTCATGGACGGAGAGAACGGGGCCGAGGTCTACGGCGCGGCTGCTGACCGCGAACAAGCCTCGGTGGTCTACCGTGAGGCCGCGAGCATGGTGCGGGCGTCGCCGCAACTCTCTCGCGTGCTGGAGGTCATCGACTCCCGCCGCACGATTGCCTACCGCAAGGAGGCGTCGTTCTACCGCGTCCTGTCTGCCGATGCGTTCCGTGCGGAAGGCTTGAATATCCACGGACTGCTGTTCGACGAGTTGCACGCCCAAAAGGATCGCCGCCTCTGGGATGCCCTCCGCTACGGCGGCGCGGCCAGAGAGCAGCCGCTGCTCGTGTCGATCACGACAGCGGGCTACGACCGCAACTCGATCTGCTGGGAGCAATACGCCTACGCCAAGGCCGTGATGCGGGATTGGACGCACGACCCGACGTTCTTCCCGTGCATCTACGAGGCCGACGAAGCGGACGAGTGGACGAACGAGGGCACGTGGCCGAAGGCGAATCCGTCGTGGGGCGTGACGATCAAACCCGAGGACTTCGCCGCCGACTGCCGCGAGGCCCAACTTTCTAGCACGAAGGAAAACGCTTTCCGCCGCTACCGGCTCAACCAGTGGACGCAGCAGGACACCCGCTGGATCAAGATGGAAGTGTGGGACGCCTGCGCATCCGGCCCCCCTGCCCCGCTCGACGGCCGCGAGTGCTGGTGCGGCCTCGACCTTGCTACCACCTACGACACGTCGGCATTCGTCGCGGTGTTCCCCGCACCCGACGGCACGTACGACGTGCTGTGCCGTTTTTGGATTCCCGGTGACAACGCTCACGAGCGGGAGAAGCGGGACCGGGTTCCCTACGCCACATGGGCCAAGGAGCCGGAAAGCGGGCTGACCATGACGGGCGGCAACGTCACCGACTACGACGTGATCCGCCGCGACATCAACGAGTTCGCCCAGAAATACAACGTGCGGCAAATCGCCATCGACCGCTGGAACGCGACGCAACTTTCCCTGCAACTGCAAGGAGACGGGCTGGAGGTCGTAGGCTTTGGACAGGGCTTCGGCTCGATGAGTTCACCCAGCAAGCAACTGGAAAACCTCATCGTGTCGGGCAAGGTTCGCCACGGCGGAAACAAAGTCCTGTCGTGGATGGCTGGCAACGCGAGCGTGAAGGTCGATGCGTCGGGCAACATCAAGCCGATCAAGCCGCCGCATGGCGGGGCGGATCGCATCGACGGCATCGTGGCGCTGGTGATGGCTCTGGGAATCCACGCGGCTCACAAGCCGCCCGAAGACAAACCGGCCCCCTCCATCCTCATCCTATGATCGCCCAAAACAACCGCATCCTGTGGCTTCCCGAGAGTGACGCCCGGCACTTCGACTACGAGTCGGGCGGCTACGGCGGCGGCGGTCGCAATCCGTCTGGGGTGAAGGTGGACGCCGAGACGGCGTTGCGTTCGACGGTGGTGCTGGCGTGCATCCGCGTGCTGTCCACGTCGGTCGCCGGGCTACCCTTCCACCTCTATCGGCGGCTTCCTGGTGGTGGCAAGGAGGTTGCCCGCGAGCATCCGCTGTATCGGCTCCTCCATTCGCAGCCGAACTCGTGGCAGACGAGCTTTGAATGGCGCGAGCAACTCATGCTGCACCTGCTGTCGCATGGTGAAGCGTACGACGAGAAGGTCTACGCCAACGGGCAGATTGGCGAAATCGTGCCGTTGCACCCGTCAAGGATGAAGCCCGAGCGGATTGAGAACGGGCGGCTTCGCTACAAGTACCGCGAGGACTCTGGCGGCACGACGACCTATGCCCAGGACGCCATTCTGGTCGTGCGGGGTATGAGCGATGACGGCGTGAACGGGATGTCGATGATCGAGCTCGCCCGTGACGCGATTGGGCTGGCGCGGGCGTGCGAGATCCACGGGGCGACGTTCTTTGGCAACGGTGCCCGGCCGGGCGTGATCCTGACTACCGATCAAGTGCTGTCGCCCGAGGCGGCTGAGAGCACGCGAAACCAGTGGGAGCGGGTGCACGGTGGCGGGCCGCAGCGGGCGCACCGTGCCGCTGTGTTGCAAGGCGGCCTCAAGGTCAACGAACTGGGCGGCAACAACCAGGAGTCGCAGTTCCTCGAAGCCCGGCGGTTTCAAGTTGAGGAAATCTGCCGCATCTACGGCGTGCCGCCGCATCTCGTGGGCGACCTCTCGCGTTCGTCGTTCTCAAACATCGAACAGCAGTCGCTCGATTTCCTGACGAATGGTCTGTCGCCGTGGCTGCGCCGCATTGAGTCTGCGGTCACTCGCGACTTGCTCGATGGCGATGACGAATACTTCGCGGAGTTCGACACGCGTGGCGTGCTGCGGGCTGATGCCGCTGGCCGTGCGTCGTTCTACCAATCGCTCTGGAACATGGGCGTGGTGAGCGTCAACGAACTGCGATCATGGGAGAACATGAACCCGGTTGATGGTGGCGACACGCGGTTCGTGCAGTTGAATATGACCACGCTAGACAAGGCGGCTGCGGTTCCCGAGCCGATCCCGGCGGCGGTGGTCGAAGAGCCGGTGGTCGATGCCACGGCTCCCTCGCCGGAACCGGCTGCCGACGCCGAGCCGCAGGTGGCCGACGTCTCGCTCAACGGTGCCCAAATCACGGGGCTGCTCGCGATCCTGCAGGCTGTTAGCACAGGCGTCTTTACCAAGAGCGGTGCCGCTGCAGCGGTCGCGGCAGCCTTCCCGTCCATGCGTCCCGAGCAGATCGACGCCATTCTTGCGGGCGTGCCGGAATCGCCGGTACCGAGTGCCGTGCCCGAGGCGGCCCCGCCAGTGGAACCGTTGGGCCGCTCGCTGCCCGAGGCTCGTGCCTTGACCATCAGCATCGACTTCGACCGCACGTTCGCGGCCGACCCGGCATTGTGGGGCGAGTTCGCCCGCAAGTCGGTCGCCGACGGCAACACGGTCGTGATGATTTCGCGCCGCCCCGAGGAAGACCGCCAGGTCGTGACCGACACGCTGGGCGAGTACGCCGATGCGTTCTCCCAAGTGTTGCTTGTGGGTGGCGACACGCTCAAGGCTGACGCGGCTGCGGCGGCTGGCATCGACGTGGACGTGTGGGTGGATGACAGCCCGCAGACGATCACGGACGAACCGGCACCGAAGAAGCGGAGCCGCAGGAAGAAGACCGGAGGTGAGGACAATGGCTGACCTGCTGATCGAACGGCGTTCTCTTGCGATTGACGAGGTGGAGTCGGCGGTGCCGCTGCTCACGGTCGAGAGCCGCAGCGAAGACGGTGCCGAGCGGGAGTGGGTTGTCGGCTACGCTGCGAAGTTTGGCGTGCTGTCTCTTGACCTCGGCGACTTCGTGGAGCGGATCGACCCTGGTGCGTTCAGCATCGTCGCCGAGCGTCGCGGTCGGCGTCGCCCCTTGGAGACGCGGGCGCTCTGGAATCACGACCCGAACTTCCCGCTGGCTCGCTATCCCGGCACGCTGCGGATGAACGTGGACGAGATCGGGCTGCGGTACGAGTTCCCGGTGCCCGACACGACCTACGGGCGGGACATCGCCAGCAATATCCGGGCTGGCATCGTCAAGGGTTCGTCGTTCAGTTTCACCGTGCCCGGCGGCGGCGAGACGTGGAGCCAGGAAGACGGACGCAGCGTGCGGACGATCACGGCCATCGACTCCCTGCTGGACGTTGGCCCGGTGACGTTCCCGGCCTATCCCGATGCCGACGTGAAGGTTGCCCAGCGTTCCTACGATGCGTGGCGTTCCGCGTCGGCCGATGTCCAGCGTCGCCAGATTGACCGCGTTTTGCAGGCTCGCGGCAAGGCGGCATCACTCCGCGAGTATCTGAAAACGCATGGCCGCTAGTGGCGATTCGTGCCCGAAGTGCCGGGAAGGCCGCTTGACGGTTGCGTCGAGCGTCCGCAGCGGTGAGTACCAGACTCGCTATCTGCGATGCACGCGGTGCAGTTGCACCGACAAGCAGGTGATCCATGCGGGCGAGATTCGCCGCGTGAAGTTCTTTACTGGTGCCAACGCATAACTGCGTGGTTCCCGCCTCGCGTTTCTAGGTTCGATGTAGGCGACGGCAAGAGACCGTCGCTTCCCGAACACAGGAGACGCGCCCGTGGCTGTCGAGAAGCTCAAGGCTCTGCTGGACGAACTGGCCTCTGTCGTTGCCGAGATGGAGGCGATGACCGAGGACGCCCCCGAGGGCGAAGACGCCGCCCCCATGAGTGAGGAGCAGGAAGCGTCCCTCCGCAGCCTGGAGCAGAAGGCCGACAAGCTCCGCGAGCGGATCGCGTTCCTGGAGCGAGTGCAGGCCAAGAGCCTCGAGTTGCGTTCCGTGCTGGAGCGTGCCGCCCCGGCCAAGAAGGTCGATTCCGTCACCGAAGACAAGGAGCCCGCCGTGGCTGAGAAGCGTTATTTCGCGATCCCCAAGGCGTCGCACAACCTCCGTGGCTTCAAGGGTCCGAACGCCGAAGAGCGGGCGTACCGTGCTGGTATGTCGCTCAAGGCGACCCTGCTCAACGACGCCGAGGCTCGCCGGTGGTGCGATGACCACAGCGTCGAGCATCGTGCCCAGTCCGGTGGCATCAACTCGCTCGGCGGCGTGCTCGTGAACGCCGAACTGTCGAGCGAGATCATCCGGCTGGTCGAGGAGTTCGGTGCGTTCCCGGCGAACGCTCGCAACGTCACGATGAACAGCGACACGCTGCTCGTCGCCCGGCGTACCGGCGGTCTGACCGCTCGGGCGATTGGCGAGAACGCCGCTCCGACCACGAGCGACGTGACCTTCGACAACATCCAGTTGGTCGCCAAGCTCTGGGGCGTGGACAACCGGGTTCCGATGTCGCTCATGGAAGACTCGGCGATCAACCTCGCCGACGCCATGGCGGTCGAGGTGGGCCAGGCGTTCGCCGAAGCCTTCGACAATTCCGGGTTCATCGGCACCGGCAACGGGGCTCTGTACCACGGCACGACCGGCGTGGCCGTGTCGATCATCGACGGCACGCACACTGCGTCGGTCCAGAGTGCGGCCAGCGGGAACAACACCTTCGCGGGGCTCGCTCTCAGCGACTTCACGAACGCTGTTGCTCGGCTGCCGCTGTACGCTCGCAACAGGAATGCCAAGTGGTACATCTCGCCGTCTGGCTACGGCTCCTCGATGCTCCGTCTGATGATGGCGGCGAGCGGCAACAACCAGGCCGACGTGGCTGCGGGTGCGAACCTCAACTTCCTCGGCTTCCCGGTGGTGCTCGTGCATCCGATGGAAAGCCGCCTGACCGGCACCGCCTCGCAGGTCGCGTGCCTGTTCGGCGACCTGTCGCAGGCGGCCACGTTCGCGACGCGGCGTGAGATCCGCGTGGCGACGGACTCCAGCCGGTTCATCGAGTTCGACCAGCTCCTCACGTTCGCCACGGCTCGCGTTGCCATGGTCGCCCACGACCTCGGCGACAACAGCAAGGCTGGTCCGATTGTCGCCCTCCGGTTCGCCGCCTGACCTTTGACCTTCTAGGAGAAGAAACCAGTGAACTTCATCGAGAACACCAAGACGGTTGTCGGTACTACCGTCACGTCGGCGGCGGCTACCGCTACCCTGACCATCGACACGCTGGGCTACGCCTACGCCAGCGTGGACGTGATCGTTGCGGTTTCGACCACGCCTGCGAATACGGCGGCCTCCATCCTGAACGTCTTGTCGCTCTCGGGCGGCGAGACGACCACGGCTGGCAGTTCGATCTACACGGTGGCCGCGCCTGCCGCGTCGGCTGCCGTGACCGCGCAGCCATCGGTGGTTCGGCTTGACATCGACCTGCGTGGCAGGGGCCGGTACGTCAAGGTTGACGCGACCCCTGCAACGGCGCTCGCCACGACCATCGTGGCTCGTCTGAGTAAGGGCGAGGTTGGCCCCGACTCGGCTTCCGAGATGGGTGCCCTGGCGAAGTATTCCGGCTGACGCGGCTTGACAGCCTCGACACAGTAGATGGCGGGAGTGGCGTTCGCTGCTCCCGCTATCTCTGTTTTTGAGGACTCCATGATCGTCAAAGTCGGCAGCACGGACGTGGACGTGCGGATCGAGTGCGTGATGAGCGGCCCGCGATTCGGCCCGCTTGCGAACGTGTTCGGCTGGGCTCAAGCCCTCATGCCGCTCGGCATCCGGCCGACGCTCGGACAGGGTGCTCTCTGGGGGCAGGTGCTTCAGCGGTCGATGGAGCAGTTCGTCGATTCGACTGAATACATCCTCACGACCGACATGGATTCGTTCTGGGGGCACCGCGAGGTTTCCGAGCTTGTCGCCCTCGCGATGGCGTTTCAGTGCGACGCCCTGGCCCCACTCCAGGTGAAGCGTGAGGACGGCCGCCCGATGTTCACGTTGCCCGGCACACTGGAGAAGCCGCCGGCTGGCGGGGCGACGGAGTTGCCAATGTCATGGTTCGCGGAGCCCGTGCAGGAGGTGGACTCGGCTCACTTCGGCTGCACGCTGATTTCCACGAAGGCACTCAAGCGAACGCCGAAACCGTGGTTCCAAGACCACCCGAACGCCGCTGGCGAGTACGGGGACGGAAGGACCGACGCCGACATTTTCTTCTGGAAGCAATTCAAGCGTGGCGGCAACCGCCTCTACGTCTCGCCTCGCGTGTCCATCGGGCACGGCGAGTGGGTGGCGGTCTGGCCGGGCAAAGACCTGCAAGCCCCGGTGTTTCAGTACGTGGGCGACTACAACGCCAACGGGCGTCCGAAAACTGCATGGAGCGTGACCAAATCGTGAAAATCAAACTAGCGACGAACTACTCGACCTATACGGTCGGCACGGTGATTGACTGCGAAGACGAGACGGCACAGCGGCTCATCCGTGATGGCATCGCCGTCCGCGAGCAGCAGATGGACCTGATCGAGACGGCATCGGTCGATCACGACGTTGAGCGGGCCGACGCCACACCACGAAGACGAGGACGGCCGCCGCGTGCGATACAGAAGCCTGACGACACTGACGCCGCCAGCGGTTGAGCCCGTCACGCTCGCCGAGGCCAAGGCTCACTGCCGCGTTGACACGAACACCGACGATGCCTTGATCCAGGCATACCTCACGGCTGCTCGTGAGTGGTGCGAGGCGTATTGCGACGAGACGCTCGTGCATACGCAGTACCGCATGACGCTCGATGCGTTCCCGGGCGAGATCGAGCTGCCGCGTCCGCCGATGGCTTCGTCTGGCACGGCCACGGCAGTCAGCGTCACCTACACGCTGGAGAACCAATCGACGGCGGTGCTTTCGACCACGGCCTACCGCGTGGATCGGGCTTCGATGCCTGGCGTGCTGCGGACGCCGTACAACGGCTCCTGGCCCAGCCATCTCCTCGACTACAACGCCGTGACCGTGACGTGGTGGGGCGGCAAGAGTGCGGACGGCTCGGGCGTGGAACAGCGGTTCAAGAACGCGATTCTGTGGCTGGTGGGCATGTGGTACGAGCGGCGGATGGCGGCTGACGCCGTGAGCCTGTCGGAGATTCCGTTCGGCGTGAAAGCGTTGCTCGATTCGGCGAAGTGGGGGTCTTACCGATGAGCGACATCAAAGGCCGATTCGGCATCGACGTGCTGTTCACCGATTCGACCGTGGCTGGCGGGGCGAAGTCGCTGAAAACGATCACGCTCCAGCACGCCACCGAATATGACGTCGGAAAAGTGGCCGTCGTGTCTGGCACCTGCGGCACGGCGGTCGTGAGCGTGCCGGTCGCCCCGACTACCTATCGCAATGCGGCGGGCAACCTCGTCTCGTTCGCGAGCGTCTCTCGCGTGGCGTTTTCCGCGACCGGCGCGGCAATGGTCGCGTGCGACGGCTCGGGCGGCTGCGGCGAAAACGATTGGACGATCTACTCGCGGGCCGGGCAGGTAGCCGTGTCGGAGGCGGTGGAGACGGCTTCGTTTTCGATCAACGTGATGGGCACGGCTGGCACGGCGTCGTACACGCTGGTGATGTATGGCTCTTGATCCCGGGCGGCTCCGCGAGCGGGTGACGA